CCCCAACTCGATCCGCCGCGAATTTTGTAAGGGGGTATCTCTGAGGGAGGGCCGCCGCGGAGGGAACCGGGCCAGTTTTGGGCCTAGGGGGCGCCAGGCGGCCGCAGGAAGGGCGATCGGGGCATGGCTGAAGGGAAGGGCAAGTTCAGTCCGCGGCGGTCACAGAACGCCAACGCGAAGGGGACATTTCGGACGACCTGTGATCCATATCGCCGGGGGGCGAGGAGCCGGGGCGGGAGGCCGCCGAAGGAGGGCAGCGTGGCGGATGTGAGGGCGGAAGCTGAAGCGGACGTGGCCGGAGCGGCCGAGGTGCCCGAGGCGCCGCTCACCCTGGCGGCCCTGGCGCCCGATCCGCACAACCGGCGCAGGCACCCGGCGCGCAATGTAGACATGATCGCGGCGGCGCTGCGCTCGGTCGGCGCGGCGCGCTCGATCGTGATCGACGAGGCGAACGAGGTGCTCGCCGGAAACGGCGTGCTCGAAGGCGCCGCCGCGGCGGGCCTCTCGAAGCTCCAAGTGGTCGAGGCCGACGGCGAGACGATCGTGGCCGTGCGGCGGCGCGGCCTCACGCCCGATCAGAAGCGCGATCTCGCGCTGTTCGACAATCGCGCCGCGGAGCTGGCCGAGTGGAACCCCGATCAGTTGGCGATCGATGCGGCGGCGGGCCTGCTCGCGCCGTTCTTTTTCGAGGACGAACTCGCGGCGATCCTCGGCGCGGGCGAGGCGGGCCAGGGCGGCGGGCCGCTGCTGAAGGTCACGCTCGCCGATCGCTTCGGGGTGCCGCCCTTCTCCGTGCTCGACGCGCGTCAAGGGTACTGGCAGGCGCGGAAAACGGCGTGGCTCGCGCTCGGGATCGAGAGCGAGATCGGGCGCGAAGACATGGTGGGCGGCGTGGCGACGACCACCGGAAAAAATTCGGCGATGAACCGACTCACCGGGCGCCTCGCGCGCGCGAAGGACGACACCTCGCCGGTCGTGAGTATTTTCGATCCGGTGCTCTGCGAGTTGGCGTACCGCTGGTTCTCGCCGCCTGGCGGCCTCGTGATCGACCCCTTCGCGGGCGGATCGGTGCGCGGAATCGTCGCGGCGAAGCTCGGGCGCCGCTATCTCGGCGTCGATCTCAGCGCCGAGCAGCTCGCGGCCAACGAGGCGCAGGCGGATCGGATCTGTCCCGAGGGCCTGCGGCCCGCCTGGCGCCAGGGCGACGCGCGCCAGATCGAAGCGATCGCGGGCGGCGCCGCGGCCGACTTCGTCTTCAGTTGCCCGCCGTACGGCAATCTCGAAATCTACAGCGACGATCCCGCCGACATTTCGACGCTGGACTATCCCGCCTTCCGCGAAGCGTACCGCGCGATCGTGGCCGCGGCGCTGCGGATCTTGAAACCGGATCGCTTCGCGTGCTTCGTCGTCGGCGATCTGCGCGACAAGCGCGGGTTTTATCGGCGGTTCGTCGCCGACACGGCGCAGGCGTTCGAGGACGGCGGCGCGCACTTCTACAACGATGCGGTACTCGTGACGGCGCTCGGCTCGCTGCCGCTGCGCGCGGCGGGCGCCTTCGAGAGCGGGCGGAAGCTCGCAAAGACGCACCAGAACGTGCTCGTCTTCTGCAAAGGCGATCCGAAAAAGGCCACCGAGGCGTGCGGCCCCGTCGAAGTGCAGTGGACCATCACCGAGGCCACGCCCTTCGGCGAGCGAACGACGGCGCCCGCGGCCGCGCTCGGCGGAGAAATCGCGTGACGAACCCGTGGGAGGGCGCGCCGTTCGTGATTGAGGCGCATGAGGGCGTGGGTGTCGTGCGCGACGACCTCCTCGAAGGCGGATCGAAGTTGCGATTTCTGCCCGCGCTGATTCCCGAGGGCACGCGCGAGGTCGTCTTCGGCGGCCCCTGCTGCGGCGGCGCGCCCCTGGCGCTCTCCGTTTTCGGGCGCGTCGCGCGGATTCGCGTCACGCTGTTCTACGCGAAGCGCGCCGAGCTGCTGCCGCGGCAGGATCGCGCGCTCCGCAACGGCGCCGCCATCTACTCGGTGCCGATGGGGTTCATGACCAACGTGCAAGCGAAGGCGCGTGCGTATGCGGCCGCCGCGGGCGCGCTGTTCCTCCCGCTCGGGTTCGATCGCGCCGAGGCGCAGGCGCCGTTCGTCGCGGCGATGCAGCGCGCGGCGGCGCGCCTGGCCGAGCCGCCCGCGGAGATCTGGTGCGCCTCGGGATCGGGGATGTTGGCGCGCTGTCTCGGCGTCGCCTTCCCTGATTCGCGCGTGATCGCCGTCGCCGTCGGCCTCCGCTCGCGCTGGCGCGCGCAGGAGTTCCCGCCGAATGTCTCCGTGCGCCCCTGCGCGCTGCGCTTCGAGCAGGAGGAGCGGCGGCCTGCGCCCTTCCCGAGCTGCCCGAACTACGACCGAAAAGCGTGGCACGCCTGCGTGGCCGATCGCAGCGCGCCGCCGTCGCGTAAATTGTTTTGGAACGTCTTGGGACACGAGCGATGAGCACGCCCGCCTGGCAGCACGAGATCCCGATCGAGGAGCTGCGGCGCCTCGCGGCGCCCTTCAAAGCGTCGAACGCGGCGCATGTCTTCGGCGCCTTCGGCCTCGTGAAGGAACGCGACGTGGCGGCCGCGCTCGCCGAGCAGCGATGCAGTTGGATCAACGCGGGCGCCGCGGCCGCCGTCGTCGCCTTTTCGCGCGTGCTGAAATCGGCGAGCCACGCCACCGACTTCCGCGGCGAGCCGATCGTGATCCCGGCCGGTGATCTTCTCGTCGGTGATCTTGGATGGGCGCTGCCGCCCGAGGATCTCGCCGCGCCAGTCGCGAAGCTCCTCGATGCGCTCTGGTCGCGCAGCGGCGCGCCCGTGCAGTGGGTGGAGTGGTTCGCCGAGGACGTACCGCTGCGCGAGGCCCTGCGCGATCTCGGGTTCGTGATCCTCGCGCGAAAGGTGATGGCAGGCAGCGAGATCAAGCACGTCGGCTGTCGTGCCCACGACGGTGCGGAGCTGGCCGCGCGCGCGCGCCGCTGCTGCCCGGCGACGCTGCCGCATGATCTCCTCACGCTGGGCGTGCTCCGGCCCGAGGCGCTCGCGGTCGAGGCCCACGAGACGATCCTCGGCGAGCTGCACGCCTTCGAGGCGGCCGCCGCGGGCGCGGCCTGGTTGCAGCACTACTCGTCGTACAACAAACGCGAGAGCTGGACCGCCTTCGCGCTGCGCGGATTCGACGCCGCGGATCCGGGGTTCATCATCAAACCCGGCGAGATGTCGAAAAAATGGAAGGCGGAACACCCGCAGCGGCTCCACGCGCGCGCGGCCTGGACGATCGCCGCCTCGGCGTTTCCCCGAACGCTCGCGATCCTGCGCCTGCTCCTCGGCGAGCGCACGCCAGAGCGCGCGCGGTTTATGAAACTCGCGCCAGGCGGCGGCGAGCTGACGCGCCACGCCGATATCACGGATCGCGAAGCGGGCACCCGCGACGGCGCGCTCGTGCGCCTGCACTTCCCGCTGATTACGCACGAGGCCGTGCGCTTCAGCGCGTGGAATCTGAGCGGCGAGCGGCTCGATCGGTATCTGCCGCCGCGCGCCCTCTGCTATCTCGATCAGCGCAAGCCACACACGGTCGTCAACGGCTCGCCGATCGAGCGCGTGCATTTGGTGTGTGATGTGCCGAGCGATGCGGCGCTGAGAGGGATCCTCAGCGCCGCCGTGGAGGATTAGAGCTTGTACTTCGAGCGGAGGGCATCGACGCCCGCGAGGATGAGCGCCTCGGGGTCGTGGCCGATCTGGCGGTAGAAGTCGGGGTTCGAGTAGGCGGCCCACGCGCGCGTGATTGGGGCGGCCTCCTCGCCGAGATTCGGAAACTTCGCGGCGATGCGGAGCGCGGCGATAGCGTCGCCCGCAGCGAAGGCGGCCCGCAAGCGGGCCAGTTTGGAGATCATGAGTTCAGCGGCTCACCTTCCGGCCGGTGCCACGCACGAGGCCCGCGATGAGCGAGACGAGCGACGAGCCAGGCGGCGGCTCTGGCGCGCGCAGCGCCTCGGCGATCCGATCGAGCGCGGCGCGGTCGCGGCCCTTCGGGGCAGGGTGGCGCACTCCGGCGCGCTCCCAGGCCCACCCGTGGGCGCCGCAGCTCTCGTCGAGCGCGCGATCGAGGTGGCCGCCGACGACCGCCTGGCGGCAGCGCAGGCAGACGCGGCGCGGGCGCCCGGCGAGCTTCGCGGCGGCCTGCCGCTGGCGCCGCTGCGCGGGGGTGTTGGCGCGGCCGCCGAGGCGCCCGAGGGCCTGCGCGGCGCGATTGAGCGAGGTTGGTTTCGTCATGGGTCAGTACTCCTCGGCCAGCATGAAAGTGAGCACGCGATAGGAGGCGAGCGGATCCTCGGCGCCGAACTGCATCTCCTCGTTTTCGTAGTAGTCGATCTTGAAGTTGAAGCGCGTCCCGGCCACCTCGAAGGCGGCGAAGTCGCGCTCACCGTACGGATCGTTGTCGGGGGTGAAGGCATCGAAGCGCGTCAGGGCATAAAGGGCGCGCCCGCGCTCGGCGGCGGGCAGAGCGGCCACACCGCGCGTCATCATGACGCGGCCAGGCACCCCGCTGGCGCTGCCGAGCGAGCGGCGGAGGGCATCGTTGAGCGCGGCGATCGCCTCGCGGCGGCGCTGCGGCGAAGTCGGAGCGGCCATCTACCGGCCCCCCTGGCGGTCGGCCGGATCGGTGTAGTCGCTGATCGAATCCGGCTCCGCGGCGAAGGCGCCGCAGCCATCGGGATGCGTGCATCCCGAGGTGACGCCATCGCCGGGCAGGCACCCGCAACCGGGGCAGGACTCCGCGGCGCCCTCGCGATCGCGCGTGTCGAAATCGGGGCCGGTGATGCGCTGGCCCGGATAGTCTTCGGCGAGCGGCTCGGGATCCTCATCGTCCTCCTCGTCCTGCTCGCCGCCGCCCGGCCAGTCGAGCGCCGTCGCCGCCCTCGTGGGCAGGTACCCGAGCTGCGATCCTTCGGCGAGGTAGATGCAGGCGGGCGTGGCCTCGCGGCGGCCGCTCGCGGGCCGCGCCTGGACGCCCGCGATCTCGCCGAGGCTGTACTCGAAGGCCCACCGCGGTTGCTGCGCGAGGCGCACCTCCGCGTCGTCGCCGAACTCCGCGGCGAGGTCTTCGAGCTGGTCGATCAGGTTTCGCAAATTCTGGATGCTCATGTTCGTACTCTCCTGTCTGAAAAAAAAGGGTTACGCGAAATCGCCGCAAGGCTCGCAGGCGCACTCCGAGCCGGGCAGCTCGCAGCGGCGGCAGATTGGTTCGCTCGTCTCGCGCCCAAAGATCGCGCGATCGGCGGCGCGCTTCGTCGCCTCGTCGGCGGAGGGCAGCGCGGCCACGGCCTCGGCGATCGCGGCCCGCTTGTTCGCGATCTGCGTGTCGAGGCGAGCGAGAGCGCGCGCGTCGCGCTGGATCCGCGCCTGGCTCGCGGCGTCGTCGCGATTGAGGGCGAAGCGGAAGGCGCGCTCACCGCGTTGCTTGCGGCGGATCAGCAGCTCGCCGAGGCTCGGCCCCTTCGGCGCGGCCGCGGCCTTCGCGGCCCGCTTCGCGCTGGCGCGCTTCTCGGCGGCCGCGATGATCAGGTTGGCGGCCTGCACCTTCGCGCTCGGGGCCTTCGGCGTCGCGTAGAAGGTCGCCGCGCATTCGTTGCAGCGCGTGGCCGCGTCCTCGACCCGGTGATCCGGGCAGGCCGCGCGCCCGCAGTCGCCGCAGCGCGCGAGCGAGTTGCCCGCGTCAGGGTGCGTCGAGCAGTCGGCGCCGCAGATATGGCAGGCCGCGTGCTCGTGTCCGCGCTCGTCGGTGTAGGTCGCCGCTGTCTTCGTCTTCGCTCTCATGTTCGTACTCTCCTAGCTGAATTGGTTGTTGCCGCCGCCGCCGACCGAGCACTCATCATCTACCGGACCGCTCCGATATTCAATGGAAATAGGCAGGCCATAACTCGCGCCGCGCGTAAGGGTTACGGCGTGGCGAGAAGGGCGGCGGCGTGATGCGCGGGCCGAAACCGCGGCCGACCGCCGCGAAGCTCCTCGACGGCAACCCTGGCAAGCGGCCGATCAACTTGGAGGAGCCGCACCCGCCCGAGGTGAGCGATGCCTTCGACGAGCCGCCGATCGAGATCGCGGAGGATCCGCTTCAGCCGGGCGCGCTGGCGGTCGCGCGCGCCGAGTGGCGCCGCCTCGCGCCGATGCTCCGGCGCTGCCGCCAAGTCACCGAGGCCGATCGGACGGCGTTGCTCGCGCTCTGCGTGGAGTGGGATCGCTACCTCGAAGCGCGCGCGAAGGCGTTCCCGCGCGTCGTGAAAACGCAGAGCGGGTACTTCATGCCGAACCCCTGGCTCGCGATCCAGACGAAGGCGCTCTCGCTCTGTTTGAAGCTGTGGCCCGAGCTGGGCCTCACGCCGTCGAGCCGCACGCGCGTGACGACGGAGGGGCCAGGGCCGGGCGGTGATGCGTTCTCGGAGTTCGACACGGCGGTGCCGCTCGGGCCGCTGCGCGATCCGCCGCCGACGCGGCACTGAGAAAAACGAAGGGGCCGCGGTTGAGCGCCGCGGCCCCGAGCAGGCGAGAAGACCCACCCTTGGTCCAGAGAGGGCACCGGAAGTATAACGCCGATGCCCCTACACCCGATCGATGCGTACGCGCGCGATATCGTGGCCGGGCGCCTGCTCGCCGGAAAATATCACCGGCTCGCGTGCGTGCGGCACCAGCGCGATCGCCGCCGCGAAGGCACGCGCGCCTTTCCGTATCGCCTCGATCTCGCGCGCGCCGATCGCTTCGTGCGCTTCGCCGAGCAGCTCCGGCACTACAAAGGCCAGTGGGCCGGGCAATACATCCGCCTCGAACCGCACCAAGTGTTCCGCCTCGGCTCGCTGTTCGGATGGGTGCATCGGCGCTCGGGCCTGCGCCGCTTCCGCACGTCCTACAACGAGATCCCGCGCAAGAACGGTAAGTCGCTCGAAGCGGCGATCGTCGCGCTCTATGCCACCTTTTTCGACGGCGAGCCAGGCGCCGAAGGGTATTGCATCGCGACGAAGCGCGAGCAGGCCAAGATCGTATTCAACGATTGCAAAAAGCTCGTCCAGTCCTCGGGCCTGCGCTCGCGCGTCGCCGTGCTGATGGCGAACCTCCACCGCGAAGACTCGGCCTCGAAGCTCCAACCGCTCGGCGCCGACGCCGACTCCACCGACGGCCTGAACCCGAGCGTGTTGGTGGTCGATGAATTTCACAAACACAAAACGCGCGACATGATCGACGTGATGGAAACGGCGACCGGCGCCCGGCGCCAACCGATCAATTTTCAAATCACCACGGCGGGCGACGAGCCGCTCTCGCCCTGCGGCGATCAGCATGACTACGCCTGCAAGATCCTCGATCGCGTGATCGTGGACGAGACGTTCTTCGCCTTCATCGCGGCGGCCGATCCCGGCGACGACTGGACGGCCGAGGCGACATGGCGGAAGGCGAACCCGAACTACGGCGTGTCGGTGCTCCCGGCCGATCTGCGGGCGCTGGCGACCAAAGCGATCAACATGCCCGCGGCCGCGGCCACCTTCCGACAGAAGCGGTTGAACCTGTGGGAGAACGCGACGACGCCCTGGCTCTCGATCGACGGGTGGCGCCGCGGGCAGAGCATGTGGGCGTATGCGGCGATGACGGGCGAGCGGTGCTTCGTCGGCGTCGATATGTCCTCGAAGATCGATCTCACCGCCGTGGTGCTCCTGTTCCCGCCGACGGAGACGCGGCGGTCCTGGCGGATCATCTGCTGGTGCCTGACACCAGAGGATACGCTCGACGAGCGCGCGCACCGCGATCGCGCGCCGTATCGGCAGTGGCTCGAAGGCGAGCGCCAGTACCTCCGCACGAACCCCGGCAACCGGATCGATCAGGATCTCGTGCGCGAAATCATCAACGCGGCCGCGAAGGTCTACCAGATCGAGGCGGTCGGCCTCGACCCCTGGAATGTCGGCAACCTCGTCCAGCATTTGCAGACCGACGGGTTCGAGGTCGTGGAGATCCCGCAGAACGTCGGGCAGATGAGCGCCCCCTCGAAGGACTTCGAGGCCGACGTGCTCGATGGCCTCGTGGACGCGGGCGGCAACCCGCTCCTCGCGTGGTGCGTCTCGAACGCGGTCGTGCAGCGCGATACGAAGGACAACATCTACCCGATTAAAAAGCGGAGCCGCGGCCGCATTGATCCAGTGATCGCGGCGCTGCTCGCGCGCAAACTCGCGGGCGGCCCGGTCGAGGAACCGGCCGCCGATCCTGAACTGGTGAGCGCATGAAAAAACCACCCGGCCGCCCGCGCGTCGATGCGGAGGACGAGACCGTGCCCACCTCGACGCGCCTGGCGGCGCGCCAGTACGACGCCCTGTGGGAGCGCGCGCAGGCGTCGCGGGTGACCGTCGCCGAGCAGCTCCGGCGCGACGTGGCCGCCGCGACAAAGCGTATTCAAAAATAGGCGGGCGCCTTCGCGATCACCACACTGGCGCGTGTGGCTCGCTGATGCGCTGGCTCTCGTGGTGGCGGCCTCCGTGCTTGCTGCGCCGAGTGATCGTCAATTTGAAGGACGATCCCGGCGGCGCGATCAAGGGCGTACTGTGGTCGGCGCGCGGCCCCTGGCTGACCTTCCGCGACTGTTCGATGCTCCGGCCGCAGGGCGACGCCCTCCGCGTGGATGGCGAGATCGTGCTCCATCGCGACAACCTCTCCTTCCTTCAGGTACTCCCGTAGTGGCCGCGGTGCAAAGTTGGGGTGAGCTGATCAAGCTCTCCGACGTGACGTGGCAGTCGCGGTGGGTCGGCGGCTCGCAGCACGCCGTGCCGCTCTATGGCTCCACCGCCACGCTCGGGCAGTTGTACGCGACGCAACCGAACGTCCGTACCTGCGTCGATTTCCTGTCGCGCAACATCGCACAGCTCGGGATCCACGCCTTCCGCCGCGTCAGCGATACCGATCGCGTGCGCCTGCCCGATCACGATGTCGTGCGCTGGCTCGCGCGGCCGACCGCGAACCCCGCCGTGACGACCTACCGGCTGATCGAAAACCTCGTGAGCGATCTCGCGGTCTACTTCAACGGTTTTTGGTTGAAGGTGCCGTGGGTCAATCCCGAGAACGGCCAGGATCAGATCGGCCTGCTCCGGCTCCCGCCCGAGGAGGTCTATGTCGAGGGCGGCCTCGAACCGATGCTGTTCCGCTGGACGCGCTTCGGGTATGTGCGCGAGTTCACGCCCGATCAGGTCGTCTACTTCAACGGCTACAACCCGTTGAACGAGCGCCTCGGCCTCTCGCCGCTGTACACGCTGCGGCGGATCTTGGCCGAGGAGGCCGCGGCGGGCGCGTACCGTGAATCGTTCTGGCGCAACGCGGGCCGCTTCGAGGGCGTGATCGAACGGCCCGCAGGCGCGCCGCGCTGGTCGAAGGAACAAAAAGAGTCGTGGCGCAACCAGTGGCAGGAGCGGTTCGCAGGCGGCGCCGACGCGGGCCAGACCGTCGTGCTCGAAGACGGGATGACGTACAAAGCTACGTCGTGGTCGGCGAAGGACGCCGAGTACGTCAACTCGCGGAAGCTGACGCGCGAGGAGTGCGCCGCCGCGTACCACATCCCGCCGCCGCTCGTCGGCATTCTGGAACACGCGACGTTCAGCAACATCACCGAGCAGCACAAGAACCTCTATCAAGACACGCTCGGCCCCTGGAACGAGATGATCGTGCAGGCGATCGAGGCGCAGCTCCTCAGCGAAGCGCGCGATCGCCGCGGCGTGTACATCGAGTTCAACATCGCCGACAAAATGAAGGGGTCGTTTGAGGAGCAAGCGACCTCGTTGCAGGTGCTCGTCGGTCGCCCGATCATGACGGCCAACGAAGGCCGCGCGCGCTTGAACCTCCCGCGCATCGACGATCCGAGCGCCGACTCGCTGGCCGCGCAGCAGGGCGGCCCCTCCTCGAACGTCGTCATGTCCGCGCCGCCGATCGGCGATCAGACCACCGCGGCCCGCGTCGCGCTCGTGCTCGACGCCACGGCTCGGCGGCAGCGCGCGAAGCTCGAAAAGCTCCCGGTGAGCGAACGCGCTCCGGCGCTGCTCGCCGCGCAAGCGCGATGGACGCGCGAGCTGGCCGCCGACCTCGCCCCCATCCTGCGATCGGAGGACGCGCTCCGCTGCGCCACGGTGCATCACGAGCGCCTGCTCGCCACGCTGTATTTAGAGGCGATCCATGACTGGTAGATACGAACATGTGCTCGGGTTCGCCGTCGAACATCCGTGGGCGCTGACCGGCGCGATGCGGTCGATCGTCGCCTCGATCCTCGCGCGCCGCCTCGTCGGGCAGGACGTAGATCCCGACGAGATCGCCGCCGCCGTCGTGCAGCGGAAGAACCTCCCGCAACCGCGGAAGGGCGGCACCGTCGCGCTGATCCCGATCTACGGCGTCGTGGCGCCGCGGATGAACATGCTCTCGGACTTCTCTGGCGGCACGACGTTCGAGCAGCTCACCGCGCAGCTCCGCGCCGCGGTCGAGAACCCCGAAGTGACGACGATCGTGTTCGATGTGGACTCGCCGGGCGGCAACGTCGCGGGCGCCTCCGAGTTCGCGCACGAAGTGATGAAGGCGCGCACGAAGAAACCCGTGATCGCGCAGGCGCAATACCTGATGGCCTCGGCCGCCTACTGGCCGATGGCCTGCGCCACGGAGATCGTGGCCGCGCCCTCGGCGATGGTCGGCTCGATCGGCGTCTACGCGATCCATGACGACATCAGCGAGGCGCTCGGGAAGCTCGGCGTGAAGCGCGACGTGATCGGCGCGGGCAAGTACAAGACCGAAGGCATCGGCGGCGGGCCGCTCTCCGAGGAGGCGCGCGGTCATGTGCAGGCCCTCGTCGACACCATGTACACGCGCCAGGTCGCCGACATCTCGAAGGGCCGCGGTGTGACCGCGGCGGCGGTTCGCAGCGGGTACGCCGAGGGGCGCTGTGTCGACGCCGAGGCCGCGCTCGAAGCGGGCCTCATCGATCGGATTGCCACCCTCGACGACACCCTCGCGCGCGTGATGCTGGCTCCGGCCGCCGCGCGCCCCTCCTCGACGGCAGCGGTCACGGATCAGGAGCCGTTCGCGGCCACGTCCCAGGAACCGATGCCCGACGCCCACTGGCAGAACGCCGCCTATGGCGCGCTCTGCGAACTCGACATCTGAACAGGTGGTTCCATGAAATCGATCGCACAACTCGAAACCGATCTCCGCGCGAAAAAGGCCGAGGCCACGGCGCTGCTCGAAACCACGATGCGCGCCGCGGCCGCGCATGTCGTCACGCCCGCCTCGGGCAACACGCCCGCCGTCACTGGCCGCGTGATGACCGCGGAGGAGAAGGGCGCCGTCGATGCGCTGCTCGCGGAAGGGCGCGAGATTAAGGCGCAGCTCGATCGGCAGCAGGGCGACGCGAATCTCGCGGCCTCGATCGACGCGCTGACGGGGGGCCTGGCGACGCGCCCGAATCCCACCGAGCCGCACCGCGGCGGCGCGGCCCGTTCGATTGGCCGCCAGTTCGTCGCCGACGCGCAGTATCGCGATTGGGTCGCGGGCGGCAACCATCGACGGCCCGGCTCGCTCTCGCCCTCCGTGGCGACCGACGAGTATCTCGACTTCCGCGCCACGACGCTGACCGAGGGCGCGGGATCAGGCGGCGCGCTGATCGTGCCCGACATCCTGCCTGGCGTGATCCCGCTGCTGTTCAAGCGGCTCGTCGTCGCGGATCTGATCGCGCCAGGCACCACGAACTCGAACATGGTCCAGTACATGAGCGAGACGACGTTCACCAATGCGGCCGCGGCGGTGCTCGAAGCGGGCGTCAAACCGGAATCGACGCTGATCTTTGCGTCGGCGACCTCGCCCGTGCAGAAGATCGCGCACTGGATCCCGGTCACCGAGGAGATGCTCGAAGACTTCGCGCAGACGCAGTCGATCATCGACGCGCGCCTGCGTCTCGGCCTGGCGCTCACCGAGGAGGACGAGCTGCTGAACGGCTCGGGCGTGGCGCCGCACCTCCTCGGCCTGATGACCCTGCCGAACCTCTCGCCTGCGGTGGCGCGCGGCACGGACTCCAACCAAGACGCGATCTTTAAACAGATCATGGCGATCGCCGCGACGGTGTTCGTCACCCCCGACGCGATCGTGGTCAATCCGGTGAACTGGCAGGCGATCCAGTTGACGAAAAGCGCGACCGGCAACTATCTCGGCTCCGGCCCGTGGGCGCCGCCCCAGCCACCCGTGCTGTGGGGCCTGCCCGCGGCCGTCACGCCCTCGATCGCTGCGGGCGTGTCGCTCGTCGGCGCCTACTCGTCGTGCGCGCAGATCTTCCGCCGCGGCGGCGTGCGCGTCGAGGCGAGCAACTCGCACGCTTCGTTCTTCGTGAACAACTTGGTCGCGATTCGCGCCGAGGAGCGGCTCGCGCTGGCCGTCTACCGCCAGGCGGCGTTCGGGAAAGTCACCGGCCTCGCGTAATCGATCGCGGTCTCGCCGAGCCGGGGCGCTCGCTCGCTCCGGCTCGCGGGATCGTTTTTCCACGGAGTGACTGCGATGGGTTCTGTCCGATACGACGCCGCCAAAAACACCTACGTCTACGGTCCCGGCCCCGACGACGACGTGCTGTCGAGCGCGGACGGCGCGCTCACGCACTCCGAGGGCGTGCACGCGATCACGAAACCGACCGCCGCGGCGCTCACGCTGACGCCGCCGACGGCGGGCGAGGAGGGCATCCGCATGACCGTGGTGGGCCGCACGGCGGCCGCGCACACGATCAGCTATCCCGAGGGCCTCGGCGGGCGCGGCGGCGCGTTCGTCAAATTCACCTTCGCGAATGTGGGCGACACGATCGTGCTCCTCGCCGACAACTTGCACTGGATCTGCGTGGGTGCGCCCTACGGCGTGGTCGTCAGCGCGTGATGTTCGATTTCTGGTTGTCGGATCCGGGGCCGTGTCCGATCTGCGGCGCGCCGCACTGCTCGTGCTGCGAGCTGGCGGATGGGCGGATCTTGATCAACCCCACCGCGGCGCAGGTCGCGGCGCTGTTGCGCGCCACCGCGGTGCAGGCGACGCTCCCGCCTGGCGCCTTCACCACGGGTACGTATCGGGGCACCCCTCCGCGGAGGCGGCGGCGCTGATGGCGATCGCGAGCTGGGCCTATTCGTTTTCGCTCACGGTGACGGAGCCGCCGACGGGCAGTCAAATCCGCTTCGATGCGGCGGCGCCCTATACCGCGGTGACGAAGGTGTGGGTGCGCTACCTCACCGCAGACGGCATCGACGTGTTCCGCGGCCTGATGACCACTGCCCCGGATTCGGCGCTCTATCTCCAAGACAAAGACGATCACACGCGCTTCGTGCACTTCACGACCATCGGCGCGGCGATCGATAAAGGCGGGTACGTCGAGATTCCGGTCGTCTGGCAGGAAACCGGCGCGGCGCTCGTGGCGCAGCTCTCCGAGTTGGTGATCAAAGATCCGGCGCCCGCGCCGCCCGAGCCGTGGCCGGAGCCGCCGCCGCCGTCGGTGGTCTGGATCGGCGCGCCCGCGGTGCAACCGCTGATCCGCTCGGTGCTCGCGCTCCCGATCGCGACCGAGCCGCTCACGCTGGACGACGGCAAACTGCGCGCGGGCCTCGACTGGCCTGCGGGCGATCCGCGCGATCAGTTGATGCTCGGGTTCATCTCGGCGGCGCGGCAACAGGTCGAGGCCGATACGGCGCTTGCGGTGGCGGAGCAAACGCGCGATCTGTTGTTCGATACGCTGCCGAGCGAGCTGGTCGAGTGGCGCGAGCTGCCCTCGCAATCCTCGCCGCTCACCTCGGTGACGGCGCTCTCGTGGGCCGATTCGAACGGGGTGATCATCGCGCTCGATCCGACCGCCTACACGATCACGATCTCGAACGCGGGCCTCCTGATCAGCGTGCCGCTCCCGCCCGCCTCCGCGGTGCGCTGGATCCTCCGCATCGTCGCGGGGTTCGGCGGCGCCACGCCCGCGCAGACGATCCCGCCCGCATTGCTGCAAGCGGTCGGCCTGCTCACCGCCCACTATGCGACGCTCGGGCGCGACCTCGCGACGATCGAGCGCGGCACGCTCGACATCATCCCGCAGGGTTATGACGCGCTGATCAGCGCGTACCGGCCCGAGACGCTGGTGTGATCACATGGGCATCATTGGGGTGCAGACGGGGATTCGGTTTCGGCCGCGGCGGATCTCGCTCGACGCGCCAGGCGCCGCCGTGCCGGACGGCGACGGCGGGTACACGCAGACGTTCGCGCCGTTGACCCCCCCGACCATGTTCGCGGAAGTCCGCCCGGCCTCCGCGCGCGATCTCGAAAACCTGATCGCCGGGACGGTGCTCTCGACGGCGACGCACCTGATCACGCTGCCGTTCCATCCGGGCGTGACGACGACGACGCGCGTCCAATGGACCGACGATGCGCTCCGCCCGCATACCGCGAATGTGACCGCCGTCATCAACGTCGATGAGCGGTGCGTGGAGCTGGTCCTCGGGGCGACGGAGGTGGTGTCGTGAACCGGCTGTACTTCGAGGGCCTGGACCTCGCCGAATGGACGCCGTGGATCGACAACGTCGTCACCGAGGCGGAAGCGATTGTGACCGAGCATGTCACGGGAGCCGCGGCGCAGATCGCGGACGCCTATCCGTCGTCGGCGATGGCGCTCGCGGCCGCGATGACCCACCGCGTCGAACGAGAGGGGTTTCACATTGACGCCGAGGTGGTGAATCCGCATCCGCTCGCGTGGATCTACGACCACGGCACGATGGCGCGTCACACGGAGACGAGCCTCTCGCGCGGCGCTGAGGGGCCGCGCCATATTTTCGTGCCGCGCGCCTACGAGTGGGCGCGGCGCCAGTACCTCGCATTGTCGGCGCTGTTGGAACGGCACGGCCTCATCGTCACCGGCCTGATGAGCGACGGAGATGTGATTGGCTGAGTCGAGCGCGATTGATAGTGCGGTGATCGGCGTGCTCGCCGCCGACGCGACGCTGATCGGCCTGATGCCGGGGGGCGTGTACTACCAGCTCGCGCCGCCCAACACGCAGCAGTTCGTCATCGTCTCGATTGCCGACAGTGCCGATCAACAAATGTTCGGCTCGCGCGCCTGGGAGTCGGTGCTCTATCTGGTCAAGGCGGTCGAGTTCTCGTCGCTGACCGTGCCCCACAACAACGCGCGTGCCGCCGCCGAGCGGATCGATGCGCTCCTTGATCCGCAACCGCCTGCGCCCCCGGCCACGCTGACGATTCCCGGTTTCGGCACGATGGTGGTGCAGCGCGAGGGGCGCCGGGTGCGGGATTTCGAGACGGATGCGAAGGACGCAACGATTCGATGGGCGCACCGGGGCGCGCACTATCGCGTGATGGCCGCAGCGACGCCGTGAGCGGCGTGCAGAGGGAGAACATATGGCAGCGACCGACCGGCACCACGGCAAAGGCGGACAGCTACAGATGGACGTGACCGGAGGGGCCACGCCCGTCGCGGTGGCGTCGCTGGACTATTGGGATCTCGACATGACCTCACAAAAGGTGAAGGTCACGGCGTTCGAAGATCCAAACGAGGTCTACGTCATCGGCAGGCCAGACCTCAAGGGGACCTACAAAGGGTGGTACGACTCGGTGAACGGCCTCGTGCTGTTCGATGCGATTCAGAGCGCGGTCGCGCCCGCGCTCGTGCTGCTGCCCGACAAGGCCACCGTCGCCAACAAGTTCGCCGGGAAGGCGTGGCTCGACGGCAAGATCACCGTCGATTCCAACGGCGGAGTCGCGATGAACGGATCGTTTGTCGCGGCGGGTCCGTGGACGTTGCCGCACTCGTAACCCGATGCCGTCGATCTTCCCGCAGGTGATCGAGGGCGTCGTCGGAGAGCTGCGGTGGAATTACTACAGGGCCGCCGAGATCACCGGCTACCGCGTGACGTGGTCGTCGTCGGAGCGCCGCTGGTCGCTCGCGGCGACCGTCGTCCTGGCCGACGCCTTCAAGATCGCGCAGCGGCCGTTGCGGTTTGTGGCGCGTGTGCGGGACGCCGAGTGGGAGTGGGATATGGACACGATTGAGTTCACCGGACTGCGCGGGCCGCTCACGGCGACCCTCAGCGCGCCGAGATCGCGCCGCCGATGATCGCCACTGCGGGGACGGCGCTCGCCGCTGGGTGGCGCTTCGTCCAAGGCGGCACGCGGGAGCTGGCGCTCTCCGAGGGTGATTGGATTCGCGTGAAGCGGCGCCTCACGGCGGGCGAACAACGCGCCGCAATGGCGCGCATGTATACGTTGACCAGCGACGGGCAAACGCGCGTCTTCAACTACGAGATGGTCGGCCTCTCGACGATCCTCGCGTACCTCCTCGAATGGAACGTGACGGACGCGAGCGGGCGCATCGCGCCCCTGACCGGGCCGAACGGCGAAGACCCGCTCGTGATCGCGGCGGCAACGCTCGACCAACTCGACCCGGAGAGCTACGACGAAATCCTCCAAGCGGTCAAGCAACACGAGCGCGACATGATCGCGGAGCGCGACGCGGAAAAAAAAACCCGACGTGGCGAACCGAGATCGTCCGCGACCTCGCCATCGCCCGACACTACCACTGGCCCTACGAGTACGTCGGGCGTCTCGACGCTGATGTCTACACCGTAATTGTCGAAGAACTGACGCGGGAGCTGACCGACTAATGGCCGTCACCGGAAAATTCGACGCCGACTTCGAGGACTTCAAACGCGAAGTCGATGCGTCCACCGAGAAGCTCAAAGGGATGGAGGAGCAGGCCGACGCCGTCGGCCAGGCCGTCGATAAAGCACTCGAACCCAAGGCGGGCGGCGGCGGGGGCCTCGACGCGCTCGGCGGCGCGCTCGGCAACATCGGCACGTCGGCGACGGCGGCGACGACGGAGTTGGGGAATCTCGCGGTGGCGAATCAAGCGGCGGTCGCGGGTGGGATGGAGATGGTGTCGGTCACGGAAATGGAAGCGGCCGGATTTCTCACCCTGCAAGGTGCGACCGCGCAGACGATCGCCGAACTCGCGAGCGCCGGAGGCGCCGTCACCGTCCTCGGGGCCGCGTTCATTGGCTGGAAAATCGGGCGCGCGATCGCCGACATGCTCGATCTCGACCGAGCAGTGGGGAACGCGACCGCGAAACTGCTCGGCATGGGCGATGCGGCAGGGCAGAGCGCCGCCGCGGGCGCCGAGACGTTGGCCCGCGCCAGCGAAGCGGCCGGACGCGCGATCACCAACATGCACGAAGCGGTACAGATCCTCACCGACAAAGACTTGGAACGCCTGAAGACGACCCTCCGCGGCGTCGCGGACCAACAGGCGGATCGGATGTTCGCCGCCTGGCAGCATCAGATCGAGGAGCTGACGACCTCGGGACTGATCCCGTCCCTGACCAAGGATCTCGACTCCCACGCCTTCACGCTGAAGGAGCTGGCGCAGTGGTACCGCGTCGACATCGGCGCGCTTCAGGAGTTCCAGCGGGAACTTGCCAAACAACGCGGCGCCGAGAAGGACGCGGAGTCACAGCATCTCGACTACATGAAGGAAGTGGACCGCATCCTGAAAGCAGGCGACGATGCGGCCGCGAAGCGCGAGACGCTCAACGCGAAGGTCCGCGAGCTGGAACGGAACCATCTGATCGATCAAGGCACCGGCCTCCTCGGCCTGAGCAAGATCGAGCAGGACACCTCGCAAAAGGATTTCGAGGCGACCGTCAAACGCATCACCGCGCACCAGAAGCTCGTCGACACCATCCAAGCGGAGGTCGCCCTCGCGCAGGCCGAAAATACCGCGATGACGCTCGGCGCGGGCACGCCGGACGCGGCCCGCGATGCGGCGCTCAAACGGGACGCCACGCTCGCGCAGATCGCCGCCCAACAGAAAAAAGCGCCCGAGATGGATCTCGGCGCCCTGATCGTGAACGCCTGGCTGAAGTACGACCAAGAGGTCGGGGCGCGAGGCGGCACGAAGCAATCGCTCGCGCCGACGACCGTCAACATGAACGTGAGCGGCGTCTTCGATCCGGCGACGATTCGGCAACTGACCGACGCCCTCTCCAAGGAATTGATGCAACGCACGGGGGCCGACCGCTACCTCCCGGCGCGCTAGAAAAGGACCACCATCATGGGCGCAGCGCAAGCGACAGACTTTCTCGAAAACCTGTTCATCGATCACCTGTTTCGCACCCGCACCTGGGCGAAGCCTGCCGCGCTGCATATGGCGCTCTTCACCAGCGCGCCGACTGATGCCGGGGGCGGCACCGAGGTGACCGGCGGCGCGTACGCGCGCGTGAACTTGCCGCCCGCCGATGCGAACTGGAACGCGACCCAAGGCGGGACGACCGGCAACAGCAGCGGATCGGGCGGCGCGACCGCCAACGCCGTCGCTATCGTCTTCCCCGCGCCGACGGCGAACTGGGGCACCGTCACTCACTTCGCGGTCATGGACGCGGCCACGGGCGGCAACATGTTGATTTGGGATGTGCTGACCGTGCCGCGCACGATTATCTCCGGCGACCCCGCGCCGTCGTTTGCGCTGGGCGCGCTCGCCGTCACCATCGCCTGAGAAGGAACCCGCTATGGCGCAACTGGTCAAGCACCTCAAAGTCAGCAGCATCGCGGACGGCCCCGATCCGAATCAGGTGAACCCGTCGGACTGGAACGCCTCGCATGTGTTCAGCGGCGGTGCGCTCGGCGGACTGTTGATGCGGGATTCCGGCGACGCCACCTATGGCGCGTCGTGGCTCGCCAGCGTGGCGGCCGGGAGCGTGTTGATCAGTAACGGCGTCGGCGCGGTGCCGACGTGGGCCTCGTCGTTCACGCTCGGCGGCAATCTCGCGGTTGGCGGGCTGTTAGGGGTCACCGGGTTCGGGACGCATAGTTTCACGGCGGCCGGGACCGGCACCAACTCGCTGGCCCTTCGGAACTCGGTCGCAGGACCGACGAATAAATCCGAGTTCGCGCTCGGGAACGATACCAATGCCGCGCTCCTCGACATCGTGTCGTACTCCTCGACGTACACGGCCTCGCTGTCATTCGATGTGCCGAATGGGAGCGTGCTTTATCAGGCGGGCGCGGGCGGGCTGTCGCTCGTCGCGGCGGGGGCGGCGGCGTCGCTCCGCTTCTACTCGGGCGGCGCGGTGGAACGGATGCGGCTCGCGTCAGACGGCACGGTCCTGATCAACGCGCTGTCGAGTCAAGGCGGGGGCAAGTTATACATTGCCGCCGATAGCGCGGCGAACGTCGCGATTGCGTTGCAGAGTACGAATCCCGCGAACGCGCTCGCGTACCTTTTTTTCATCAACAGTGCGGTGGCGGGGTGCGGATCGATCGCGCAAACGGGCGCCTCCACGGTCGTGTACAACACCTCGTCGGATCGCCGCCTGAAAGACGACCGGGGGCGCGCGACCGATCTGTCCGCGCTGCGCGCCGTCGCTGTGCACGATTTCGCATGGAAGGCCGATGGCCTCGCGGATCGCGGCGTCTTCGCGCAGGACGCGCACGCCCTCTATCCGCGCGCCGTCACGCAGGGCGACGACGACCTCACCGAGAGCGGCGCCCTCGCGCATCCGTGGATGACCGACTACAGCAAATTCGTCGCCGACCTGATCGTCGGTTGGCAATACCACGAGCAGCGACTCGACGCGCTCGAAACCGCGCTCGCTGGGAGATAAGCCTCTATGGCCTTCGCGCGTGTCGTGACCTTCGAGGCCAACGGTCGGGGCCAGCGGCGATTCGAGATCCTCTATGCCGCGATCCTCCTCGGCGCCCCGAAGGGCGCGCGGGGCCTGGAGACGATCCGGCGCGAGGCGCGCGTCCTCGATGCGCTCGACGCGATCAGTACGCCCGCCGACGACCCCGCGACCGGACCGATCCCCGCGCGCCACGTCACGCCCGACGCGGATCTCGTGCTCGCGCAACCCGAGTTCGAGCTGCTCGCGCGCTACCTCGACGCCGTCGAGTGGACGCCCGCCGCGTCTCGGGACGTGGTCGATGCCGCCGACTGGTTCAGCGCCGCGACGCGCGGAGACACGTAACCCATGAGCGGCGCGTTCAACGCCCGCGCCTTTAACGGCGTCGCCTTTTTCGTTGGCGTCCTGCTGACCACGTCGGCAATCACGGTCGCCTCCGTCGGGACGCTGGACGCGCCGCAACCCCTCATCAGTCAATCCGGCCTCACGCTCGCGACCGCGGCGGCGCTGCGCGCGCCCGCGACGTTCGCCGCGAGCGCGGGGACGGCGGTCGGGAGCGTCGTCGACCTCTCGACGTTCACCGGCATCCGCGCGTCGGCCGGGATCGCGATCAGTACCGACGTGCGGACCGTGGCGCCGCTGGAGATTTCGCTCGAATGCGGCGCGGGCGCGTGGTACTTCGTCGGGTTCTATCAACGCGCCTTCGGGTCGTCGCACTCGTTCGCTGGGGTGAACGTCTCCAGTCAGATCGCGTTGACGGCGCCGGTCATCTGCCGCGCCGAGGTCGGCCTGGCGATTGGGGCGACCGCGTTTGTCAGTATGCCGTCGCCGCTCAGGAGCGACGGATCGCATCTCGCCCTCCACGTCAGCGGTTATCTCATCGTCGTCGGCGTCTCGGCGTCCACGCCGGTCCTCGCGATTGATGGGCAGCCGGTGAAGGCGCGCCTCGGCACGGCCGTGATTCGCGATCTCCTGAACGAACAGGTCAACACGTTCCAATGCACGATTGACGCTCCCAACGTCGCGCCGGTCGCGGGCAACGATCTCCGCCTCGGCCTCGGCTCGCTCCTGGGCGACCGTCTCATCTTCGCGGGCGTCGTGCAAAGTGTGGAGGAGACGTTCACGCTCACGACCGATCATCCCGCGTGGAACATCCGCGCCGTCGACTACGGCGTCCTGTTCAATCGGCGGCAAGTCTGGTGCAGCTACACCAACGTCTCGGCGACCCTCGTCGCGCAGCAGCTCGTCGCGACCTACAGCAGCGGATTCACGCAGACCCACATCAAGGCCGGTCTTCCCGCGATCACGCTCAATCTCGATTCCGGCACCCTGAGCGCCGCGTTGACCGAGGTGGCGAATCTGATTGGCGGCTACTGGTACGTCGATTACGTCAAGGACGTGCACCTCTTCATCAGCGAGAGTGATCCCGCGACCGATCCGCACCCGCTCGATGGCACGCCGCCCGCGCCGCTGGCTGATCCGATTTTGTCGATGACGACAGATAACAGCCAGCGGCGCACGCGCATTCTCGTCGTCGGGATCGCCGTGGGCGTGCTCGCGCCCGTTCGCGCAGGCGCGACCGAGATTCCGATCGAGACGGCGCAGCCGTTTGCGGGCGCGGGCGGCGTCGGGCAATTCGGGAGCGATGGCATGCGCGCGCACTATGCGAGCACCGCGGCGGGCGCGGCGAGTACCTTGCTCGTGGGGAACGTCCCCTCGCCGTCGGCCGCCCCGTCGGCCGCGCTCTCGCCCGATGTCGCCGGGCAACTCTCCGGGTGGTATCAGTGGGCCGTCGCGTTTGGGACCGCCAGCGGCGAGACACCCGTCGGCCCGCGGTCGGCGTCGCTCTTCGCGCCAGACTTTCCGACCCCGAGCGGGACGCCGGGCCTGGGGCCGACCGGCGTCGTCGGGCCGCTCGTCGGGTTCTATTACTGGGCGGTCTCCTTCGTCACGTCCCTCGGCGAGACGCTCGTCGGCACCGCCGTGTCTCGTCCGACGATTGGACTGACGGCTCCCGCGCCCGGTGTGACGTTTGGTCCGCAGGCGATCTCGCGCCTGGGCGTCGGCACGTACCTGTGGTACATGACCTACCTCACGCCGTACGGCGAAACCCTCGCCGGTCCCGGCGTGCAGGCGACGCTGACGGACATGCCCGCCCCCGGTGGCTTCAGCGTCGGCACGGTGGGAGGCGCGGGTCCGATTCCGATCGGCCTCACCACGTCGTACTGCGCGACGTTCGTCTCGCAGGACGGCGAAACCGCCGCGGGCGGCGCCGCCAACTACACGCCCCCCGCGTTCGCCGGACCCTCGATGTCGTCGCAAGGCGCGTTCGCGCACGGCGGGATCTACGGCGGGCCGTACTCGTATGCGGTCTCCATTGTGACCGCCGCAGGCGAGTCGGCGCTGACGGGATCGTTTAGCGTCGGCGGCGGGTTCGCCACGGCGGCGCCGCAGACCGCGCCGACGTGGACCGGGAGTCAAGACACGACGGGCCGGATTCAGCCGGGGTTCACCTACTACTACGCGGCGAGCTTTTTCAGCGACCAGTACGGCGAGACGCCTCTGAGCTACTCCTATTCGGTCAACGTCGGCGGGGTGAACCCGATTCGGCTGTTGATGAATCTCCCGGCGCTACAGGGCAACGCGGACGGTCTTCGCATCTACCGCGCGCAGGCGAACGGCCCGTTCACTCTCAACTCGGAGTTTCGTCGCAGCAACGGCGTCCCCTCGCAGTACTGGGATTACTTCGCCCAAGGCGAGCAGGGCGGAACGTACCCGGTCCAATCGCTCAAAGCGGGCGTCCAGATCGTGTTGTCGCTGGGCGCGTCGCCCGAAGCGGGCGTCCTGGCGCGCCGGATCTATCGCACCAAGGCGAACGGCTCCGAGTGGTTCCTCGTCGGCGAAGTGCAATCGAATACGGCCGTCACCTTTACCGATGTCGCCTTCGATCAAAACCTCACGACGCGCAACCCGGTCACGAACCTCGCAGGGCGGACCGCGTATCTCAGTGGCATCCCTGCTGGTCCCGTCGGGACGCTCTCGCGGCGGCTCTATCGCGTGAAGACCGGCGCGTACTACCTCGTCGGCGAACTGAAAGACAACACCAGTGCGACGTGGCAGGACGGCGTCCCCGACAGCGCCCTCTCGATTGCGATCCCTGGTCGGAGCACGGCAGGCTCGCGCTATGGCGGCACGCAACCCCTCGTGCAGATTCCCGTCGGTCCCTCCGGGGTGACGGGGCGGCGCATCTATCGCACGCTCGTCAACGGATCGGTGCCGCGGCTCGCGATCGAGATTCCCAACAACACCGCGACGACGGCGCTCGACGATGTGCCCGATAGCGCGCTCGGGACGGCGAACGTCCCGGCCGTCAGCACGGCAGGCGGCGAGCAAGTGCTCCTGTCCTCGATTCCGACGGGGCCGACGGGCACGCTGGCGCGGCGGATCTATCGCACCGTCGCGGGCGGGACCGACCTCCGGCAAGTGACGCAACTGAATAACAACAGCACGACGAGCGTGGTCGACGCTGTTGCGGATCGCGATCTCGGGAGCGCCGCGCCCCTCCGCTCGACGGCGGGATCGTCCGCGGTGGTCGTGTCCAATCTGCCCATCGGGCCGGGCGACGTGACGCGCCGCCTGCTGTACCGCACGGCAGCGGGGAAGACCGATCTGCAATACGTCGCGGCGATCTCCGATAACACCGCGACGACGTTCACCGACGCGCGGGCCGATTCGAGTCTCGGCAAAGCGCCCGAACCCACGTCCACCATCGGCGCGCTCGCCGGATCGACGACGCTCACGCTCTCCAGCGTCGCGGGGTTCCCGCCTGCGGGGTGGGTCGAGGTCGAGGGACAAGTGGTTCACTACACCGGGATCTCGGGCACGACCTTGGTGGGGTCGCCGCCGATGCTGCCCGTCACGATCACGCGCGCGGGCGCCGTCGCGACGATGACTGTCGGCGGGGGGCACGGCTGGGCGACGGGCGATACCGTCGTCGTCATTGGCGCGGCGCAGTCCGAATACAACGGCGCGCATCTGGTGACGGTGCTCGACGGCGCGCGGGCGACCTTCGCCGTGAGCGGCACGCCCGTCACGCCCGCGACCACGACGACGACGCTGCTCGCCGGGTTGAGTGGCGCGATCACGCGCGCGATCGCGGGCGGCGCGACCGTCACCACGCTGCCGATGCTCACCGGGGTGACGGGCGTGACCGTGGCGCGCCAGGGGAACGACACGATCGCCTTGCTGGTGATTGTCGACGACGCGGCCTCCCAGGCGAATCTCGGGGCCGCGGAAGGCGGCGACGGGATTCACGAGGCGCTCGTCAACGACGGCACGCTTGATACGGTCGCGGCGTGTACGGCGCGTGGCCGCGCGGAACTCGCGCTCTTCGCGTGGCCGCAAGTCGAGATGAACTACGCGACGCACGATCCGTTCACGCGGTCGGGCCGCACGCTTCAGATCAACCTGCCCGCGCTCAGCATGGTCGCCACCCTGAAGATTCTCGAAGTGACGATCGATCAAATCGGCGTGGCCGATCACCTCTATCCGCGGTGCGTCGCGAAGGCCTCGACCGCGAAGTTCTCGCTGACCGATCTCCTCCGGCACGTCGTACTGGACGTATGAAGGCCCGCCTGGCGCTCGTCCTGCTCGCGCTGAGTTGCGGCGGGTGCGGCGGCGAGCTGCGGCGCCTGGCTCGCGACATCGAACACTTGCGGCGCGTCGTCGGCGCGCTCGATTGCGGCGACGGCGCCCCCGTGCGCGTCCTCACCGACCCTCGCTGCCCGAACGGTATCTGCGGGATCTCCTGCGCGCCGGATCGCTGGTGGCGCACGACGCCCTCGACGTGAACCCGTCATTTGGATTGGAGGAACGCGATGCTCACGATCGCCCTACTGCTCCTCGTCTCGGCGTTCGTTGTCACGATCCTCGCCTCGCTCGGGAAGGCGCCGCTTTGGATCGCCGTCATCCTCGTGATCCTGCTGCTGCTCCTTCAGAGCTTGCCCCTGCGATGAGGGCGGCGAGCTGGCCGGGCGGGCGGCCGAGGGTGCGCCGCAACGCGGCACTTCAGCCGTGGCGGCGCGGTGTTCCGCTCGCCCGGCCTCGATTGCGCCGGGCGGATTTCTACCGGCGAGTAGAAGTTCTACCGATCGAATCTGAAAGGGGCCGCGCCCGCCGAGACCGGCCAGGGCGCAGACGCCCCCCTCGGCGCGCCAGGCGGCCCGCCACGAGGCGATCGGCGGTGAGGCCGCAGGCGAGGAGGGGGGCGCGAGGCGCTCGCAGGAAGGGCCGCCAGCGGGCGGCGAGGAGGAGCAGGGGCCGAACTTGGCCCCCTGCGGTCGGGTGGAAAAACCGGCGCGCGTAAACTACTGCAAATATGGAAGTTCTACAGGCTACCTTTAGGCTCATAACCCAAAGGTCGCGGGTTCAAATCCCGCCCCCGCAACCAAACAAACCCCTGATAATCGGCCTCAAACCGCAAACCTCGGCCGAAGGCCCGAGCGCCGGGGGCCAAGATCGCGGTCCAGAAAACTCTTGTTTTTGCTAAAGATTCCAATCGGGTCTTGGCCCCCTTGGCCCCTTTCTTGGCCCCCGCGTTTTGGCCCCTTCGCGGCGGCGATCATCGGCCACCCTTCTTGACGAGGCGCGGCCGGAAGACCTCGGCGAGATACCCACTCATTTTGCTGCTGACTTCGCGCTGGCGCTCGCGGACGAACGGCGCGTAGATGCGCGTCGTGTTGGGATCCTTGTGGCCGAACTGCGCCTGCACGTCGCCGAGCGAGCACCCGAGCTTCAGCATCGTCGCCGCCATCGTATGCCGCGCGTTGTAGGGCCTGATCCCTTTCGGCCACCCGGCCTCGTGAATCAGCTTGCCGTACTTGCTCGTGTCGAAGGCGCCCCACGCCTCGGCCTGGATGAAGCAGCGCCACGCATCGATCGCCGTTTCGCTGAGGTCTACCGGATGCGCGTCCTCCTCCTTCGCCGGAGGCACCATCCAGTGGACCGGGTGCTCTAGGCTCACGTCCTCGGGCCGCGTGCGCCCGATTTGGCACGGCCGCTGCCCGGTGGTGGCCGCGACGGCGAAGCGCGCGAAGGTCTTCTCGTCGAGCGCCGCGAGGTTCCGCAACGTGCCGACCATGATCGCGTCCGTCACCGTCACCGGCACCCCGCGCCTCGGCCGCTTCGGAATCGCCACGCCCTCGCCGCGCAGGGGCGACGGCCCGAGGCCGCACTTCAGAAAGAACTCGTTCAGCACGCGGCAGCGGTGCCGGATCGTCCGCGCCGAGACCACCGCGAGGCTCGTCGCCGGGGCGCTGCGCTCATAGCTTGGGACGCTGTTCGCCCGGCGCGCGTGCGCGGCGACGACCGTGCCGCTGCGCTCATATCCGGCGATCGGGCGCCGCCGCCCGTGCCGCTTGTGCGCCCGGACCTTGGCGCCCGCTGCGTCGTAGGCCGCGATCTGGCAGGCGGGCCGCGCGTAGGCGGTGACGACCACCGTGCGGATCACATGGGCCGATGGCTTCGTCTGCCACTGCGCGATCGCCTTCTGCATCTGCTGCGCGGTGAGCGCCAGCGGCGAGAGGCTCCCGAGGCGCACGCCATCGATGTCGACGTTGCGCCAGGCGCGGAAGTGCGACCGATCTGCTTTGAAGCTCTCGCGGCCTGCGATCAGGGAGCAGAACTCCGGCTCCCAACTGTCCAAGGTGCCGCCCTTCGAGCGTTGGCCGCGCGGCGCCTCGCCGCGGCCGCGCGTCTGCTCGCCGAGGCGATCGCGCTCGGCATCGCGCCGCGCTTCGATCGTGGCGAGCGGCGTGCCCGCTGCGAAGATCACCGAAGGCGCGCGCCGCCCGGCGACGGTCATGCGGATCTCGCGGCGCCCATCCGCGTACTCAAAAATGTTCGGGGCGATCTGCGTGCGTTTCGCTTTCATGCGCTGATCCCTCCGGCGCGTTTGCGCGAGCCACCGAACGTCGGTTCGTACAGCGGCTCGTTGCGGAGATACCGATGCACCAGCACGCCCGAGTAGCAGTGCGCGCCGATCGCAGGTTTCACCATGAAGGGGTGAAAGTCGCCGCGCGCCCTGTGTCGGTAGAACGTCGCCGGACTGACGTGGAAGATCGCCATCATGTCGGCCGGGCCGAGGAGTTCGCCCGCCGCGGCCCGCGCGAGCGCCTCGGTTGGATCGGTGGCGCGTTTCATCGGTTCGCTGCCTTCTCGGCGTCGGCGTCGAGCACGTCGGCGATCCGCAATTTGATCCACGATTGCCGCGCGATCCCGATCCGCGCGGCCTCGGCGTCGATCCGCTTCAGCAGGTCGCGCGGGAAATCGACATTGACCTTGAACGTATCGCGGCCGGGCCGCGTCGCGTTCGTCCAATCGACGTGCGCGTCAATGTTCTCGCCCGCGTCGAACTTGCGATCAAAGTCCTCCGCGGTGATGGGCGTGGTAGCGGGCGCGCTCCGAGCGCCGCGCCGGGCGGCACGAGATGATGCGGATCGCTTCCGCGCGGTACGTGTAGACACAGGACCAAACTTTCTCGCCGATGCGACCGATCGCCAGGAACCGCGGCTCCGTGATTGAAACCGCGGGCGCCTCGATCCGGTTGGGATCCGCCCACAACGCCTGCGCCTGATCGAAATCGATCTGGTGCTTCGCGCGATTGCGGACGGACTTCTCCGGGTCGAAGGGGGCGAACGACGACGGCATGTCGCAAATATACCATAAACATACAGGCCACCCGGCGCTCTCAGGCAGGCGGCGGGCGCGACGCCGTTACCTCGATCCCATGCCTGGCGAGCAGGCGATCGCAGGCGGCGCGCAGCTCGGGATCCGCGACGGGCGGCTCGGAGCGGGCGACGAGTACCACGAGGGCGATCGCGTCCGCGTATCGGCTCGCGAGCTGCTCCGAGTGGCGGAGCACGCGCCGCCCCGTGTAGGCCGCGGCGACGCTGAGGATCACCGCCGCGATCGAGAGGCCGAGCGAGATCATTAGGTCTCCCACGGGCGATCGAAGCTCGGGTCGTCGCCGTCGCGAATCGCGGCGAGCGTCGCCGGAGCGCCCCCGAAGTACGCGCGCACCTGTTCGATGATCATGATCGCGGTGCGGCGGTTGTTGGCGTCGAGCTGCGGATGGCGCTTCACGAGTTGCAGCAACGCGGCGAGCTGCACCGACGCGGTCGCGTTCAGCACCAAGTGGAACGGCTCGCGGTTCGCCAACTCCTCGACCATGAGGGCGACTCGGCGCGCGTCGTCGTCGTGGGTTGTCATGCTCCGCTGTCCTTTCCGCGCAGGGCCGCGCTCACGCGCTCGCACATGACCTGATGCCCGCGGAGCGCCGCCGCCCGCGAGCTGTACCGATCTTGCTCGCCGTCGAGCGGCCCGCCGAAGACCATCGTCTCCCACAAGATCGGCGGCCCCTTCCCGTACTGATGATCGAGCGCCAGGAAGACCGTCGAGATCCATACGTCGATCTTGTCCGGCCCTTCGTCGCGGTCCTGCGCGACGCGGCGCGCGTCCTTGTTTTCGTAGAAGTGGCCCCACTCCGTGATGTCGTCACAGGGCACCGGCTCGCCCTGCTCGTCGAGGATGTAGCGGAGGCCGGGGTTCACGTTTGCGTCTCGACGGCGTACTTCAGGAGCACCAGCATCGACGCCTGCTCCTTCGCGTGCAACTGGCCGAACAGCTTGACGACCTCGGGCCAGGGTTGGTTGATCCACGCGCGCACGAACCCGTCGATGTAGGCGGCGGCGACTTCATGGCGCGCGGCGATCAGCACGGTATCGGGATCATCGAGCCAGCTCACGACGAACTTCTGAAGCTCGGCGTCATAGCCGACGAGGAGCGGCGCCGCGAGGGCGCGCTCGCGCAGGGCCTCGACGCTCCGCTGGTGTTGGTAGTTGCTTTGGCGGCTCATCTCACGACTCGATCGGGAGCGGTTTGATCGACGCGCATTGCATACACACCTGCGGCGTGCCGAGCGGGACCGACGCGACGCGGCCGGGATTGTAAGCGATCGAGGCGCCGCACTCGGTGCACACGCCGACGGCAGCTCCCGCGGGCGCGATGCCGCGAGGAAAGTCAGCGACTCGCCGACAGATCCAAGCGTCGGGTGCGCGCGACGGCGTTTGTCCGGCCGGGATCATACCCGCGCGCGTGTGCTCGAAAAACTGTCCGCCGCTGATGAAGTTCTCGGGCCGCTCGCAGAACGGGCAGTCCTCGCGAATGTTCGGCCACTGCGGATGAATCGGGCAGCTCACGATTCCCTCGACAGGCCCGCGCGGAGCCGCGCGACGCGCTCGCGGAGGCGCGCGCGCTCGGCGTCGATCGCGATCAGCGATTGTTCCAGCGCGGTGACCCGCGCGATGAACTCGAACTCCGCGCAGGGCGGGCACAGCGGGCGCTCAGAATTATCGAACACCATCAGCGGCCAGACATTCACTCCGCAGCGCGAGCAGGCAATCACGGGCACGCTTTTCAATCCTCCGGCCACGGTACCTCCTGTTCATCCACCGCGTCATACGCATCGTCCGCGATCGGACACGGCGGCAACCCGCGCGCGGCGCGGTGCCGGTTCACCATCGTCACGCACGGAAAACAGATCGGCTCGCGCGAGCCGTTGATCCGCACGCTCGGCACGCGCAGCGGGTTGTAGAAGTAAATCAGTTCGCCGCAGACGGCGCACGCGCTCGTGAGAGAAACGAACCCCATCGCTCACACCCTCGCGGTCCGCCAATCCACCTCGAATGGTTTCGCGGTGCGCTTGTACCCGCTGCGGACCTTTTTCAAGAACCCGTTGTAGACCAGCGGGCCGAAGGGGATGCGGGTGCCCTCGACCTTGTTGATCGCCGCGGCCGTCAGGGGGCCGTGCGTGGCGATGTGTTCGAGGATGCGCGCTGTCCGCCCGCGGCTCTCCGTCTTTTCGCGGGTATGCGAGCCGTCGCGCGGACGGCGGCCTTTCGGTTTCTTCGCGACGCGCGCGCTGTCGAGGGCGACGGCCTCGGCCAGCACGGAGGCGTGACCGTTCGTCTTCGCGGCCTTCGCGGATCCGTTGAGTAGATCCATCGTCAGCCGGATCGCCGCCGCCGCCGCCTCGTGGTACGCGAGCAGTTTGTTCAGTCGTGCCGGGCCGCCGTCGCCCTTCGCATGTGTCGCCATCTGGTCTAACTCGCCTTTCGTCGGCGCAGGGTGAACCGCGAGGCCCGCCGCCGAGGCGCCGCGGCCCGGTGCGGGATCTTTGCCTTGATCGATCCGAAGGTCACGATCTCGGCGTCGGTATGGTGCGCCGCATGTTTCCGCACCCACGCTTCGAGCGGATGATCGCCGCCGAGGCCCTTGATCTCGAAGCAGGCGCCGAGCGTCGCGATCGCCACCGCGCCGAGCCGCGGGAGCGCGAGCGCGGCGGGCGCGACGTGCTCGAACACATCGCGCGTGTCCTTTACTTGCAGTTCGCGGTTGAGGATGGCCGACAGGTTCGCGGCGGCGAGGAAGTTGAAGCACGCGACCTGCGCGAGATCGCCGCGATGGAACTCATCGCGGCCGATTTTCAGCAGGACCGCCGACGCGCGATCTTGGAGCCGCGTGGCGACGTAGGAGCCGAGCACGCGATTGGAGAAGTCCATCGCTATGCTCCGCGTTCCGGTGTGGGGGTTCTGGATCCGCTAGGCGGTCGCGTGACTACCGCGCCGCAGGCCCGATCGAGCCGCGCCACTTACCGATCCTCCGACTTGCGGCGGGCGGGTGGAACGGATCTTGTACTCTCTCTCTCTCTCTCTCTCAATCCTCGATGCCTCGTGGACTTCGCGACGAGCATCAGATGCGCGACGGCGCGCTGCGGGCGGCGCCGCGCCCTGGCGATCGCCGCTTCGCGCGCCTCCGCGCGCCGCACGCGATCGAGGAGTTCCTTCGCCGCGCGCGCGGAGTCGATCCGCAGGCCGTCGGCGACGAGATGCGTGAACCCCTCGGTGGTCACGGAGAGCGAGACGGTCGGTTGCGGTGCGGCGGGCGCGACGGCGATGAGGTGACGTGCGACGGTACGGCGACGGGTGGACATTGCCACGCTCCTTTTCCCCTTGGCTACCGGCGCGCCCGACGGCGCTCCGGGTCTTTGGCGCGAGGCGGCAGCTCCGCGCTGTGCACCTTCCCGAGCAGGAGCAGCACCGCGGCCTTCGCCTCGGGGCCGATCTCGCCGAACCACTCAGCGACGCGGCGCTGCTCGCGGTCGAACTTTGATCGGCCAATCTGTAGCGCGCTGCCGATCGGCCGCGCGAGGCGTTCCTTCACGAGCACGGCGATCAAATCGCCCACCTCCTCGACACCGTAGTGGTACGCGAGCGCGAACAGGATCGCGGGGTCGGGCGCCTTGACGGTGCCGCGTTCGTACTGCAACAGCGTCGATCGATCGAGCCAGAGACCGAAGTCCTCGTTGATGAAGCGGCAGACCGCCGAGCGGGACTCCTTCCCGCGCAGCGAGAGCAGCAGCGCGCCAAACTGCGGACAGTGGATGGTCCGCTCGCGCCGCCTGGGGGTGGTGAAGACAGGCGCCGCGGCACGGGGTGTGCGCGATCGCATCAGCCGGAAGTTATACGCCTGTGCCGCTATCAGGCGCAAGCGGCAAGAACTAACAGCAGGCGGCCGCAAATAGTGGCAGAGAGGCCGTGCAAGCGGCAGTGGGTGTGAACTCGCGCACCACTATCGTGCGATTTCTGATGGACAGCGCGCCAGCGCCCGCGCACAATGGCGCCCGACCGCAACCGCTGTTCCTCCTCGGGGGCCGGGCATATGAACACCGCAGAGGGCCGCAGGACGATGGCTAGTGACACACGCGATTCGGACTCGATTGACTTCGAGGGGATTCTACAGATCGATGATCTCTGCCGTTTGCTCGAAACGAGCGGCGATACGATCCGCCGCCGCCTGAAATCGAACACCTTCCCGATCCCACCTCTGCCTGGCGGGATCGATAACAAGCTGAGGTGGTCGGGGCCGATCGTGCGCCGCTGGATCGACGAAAACGGGAGGCTCGACGCGGAGAGGTCCAAGTGACCGCCGCCGAGGCGCTCGCGCGCGCGGCCGCGGGCGAGCTGCTCGGGCCGCTCGACCTGATGGCGATTTTCCAGATCAGCAAAGCGAGTTTCTACCAACGCAAGGCCCACGGCGATTTCAATCACCTGATGGTGCGCCCGGCCGTCGGATCGCACTGCTTCTCGGGGGTGCTCGTGCATCGCTACCTCCGCGGTGAGCCGGTCTACGAACCCACCTTCGGCGCGAAGCGAGGTGGCCGGTGACGCTCGCGATCATCATCGGCGCAGCGATGGGCGTGGGCACCCTGCTGTTCGGCGCCTGGCTCCTGCGGGCGGCGCTGAACGAAGACAATCCCGACGAAGTCACGATCGCCTGGCGCGACGCGCACGAGCGCGAGCAAGGACGGCGGTCCCATGACTGATCGCGCCCACGGCGTGGCGGTCTGCGCCGTCTGCGGGTACGAAGCGCGGCTCACGGCCGACGACGCCGCGGAGGTGAGCGAGACGCTGCGGCGGATCCTCCTCGCGCATCTCCTCGACTGCCACCCCGAGGAGCGCATCGCCAACAACGTGCGCGAGCTGCTGCTCCGCGCGAACTTCGGGGTGTATGGGTAAGCGCGCCGATCGCCGCCGCGCGCAGGAGGCCGAGCAGCTCGCGCAGGAGCAGATGGCCGCCGCGCGCCCGAACGAGCCGCCGCCGCTCACGCCCAACGCGGCGAGCTGCCCGGCGCGCTTCGGCCCCTGCGACTACACGATGAAAGGCCGCGACGGGATCCGGCGCTGTTGGTACTGCGCGAGGCGGAAACCATGTTGATCGATCACCCTGGCGTCTACGCGATCCCGGCCGCGGACTACCACGCGGATCCCTGCGTCGAGCCGTCGCTCTCCTCCTCGATCGCGAAGATGCTGTGCCTCTCCTCGGCGCTGCACGCGCGCCACGAGCACCCGCGCCTCAACCCGCAGGCCGAGCACGAAGACGCCGAGCACTTCGACATCGGCACCGCGGCGCACGCGCTGCTTCTCGAAGGCGGCGGCAACATCGAGATCATCAACGCGCCCGACTGGCGCACGAAGGCCGCGAAGGAGGCCCGCGCGGCCGCCCGCGCCGAGGGGAAAACGCCACTCCTGGCGCGCACCTGCGAGGAGGTGATCGCGATGGTCAAGGCGACGCGCGGGCAGCTCGATCAGCACACCGACGGCGGCGCGGCGATGTTCACCGACGGCGAGGCCGAGCAAACGCTCGTCTGGATCGAGGGCGGCGATGTGTGGTGCCGCGCGCGGCTCGACTGGCTCCGCACCGACCCGTACGCCATCGACGACTACAAAAGCACCAGCGCCAGCGCGAACCCCGATACGTGGGCGCGGACCATGTTCTCCGCGGGGTTCGATCTGCAAGCCGCGTTCTATTTGCGCGGCCTGCGCGCGATCACCGGCGAGCGCCTCGACGATCCGGCCGCCTTCCGCTTCTGCGTGCAGGAGACGTTCGCGCCGTACGCGGTGAGCGTGATCGCGCTGAACCCGGACGCCATGATGCTCGCCGAAAAAAAATGTGAGTACGCGATCGAGAAGTGGCGCGAGGCCCGCGCCTCGGGCGACTGGCGCGGCTATCCGCGGCGCACCGCATACGCGACGCTGCCGCCGCAGCACGAGAGTTGGTGGTTGGAGAAGGAGCTTCGTTAACTGAATTGGAGGGACAGAGTGAAGAAGAAGGACGACGCCAAAGACACGATCGACGTACTCGAAGTAACGAAGGGACTCGCCCACGTTTGCCTCGTGGGCGAGCCAGGCGCCGGGTTGATCTGCAATCGCCTCAGTGAAAAGGCGCGGCGCGAACTCCTGATGCCCGCAGGGAAGCGGAACGCCGTCGAACGCGCGACTCTATTGAAGCACAAACCCTACGACGAATTTCGAGATTCGCCGTACCGCCTGCCCGAAGCGATGGAGGCGCTAGATCGGCTCACGCATATCCGCACAGGCGAACCTCTGCAACCACCACTGCCAGCACCAGGGCCGGTGATCGGCGTCCTGTCGGCGTCGTTCAAAAAAGCAATGATGACCGCGGCGCTCGATTTGCCCAACACGAAGAAGGCGCAGATCGGACGGCTCGTGTGGGCGCAGGGCCTCTACACGCCGATCTACGGCGTGCCACAAATCCTCCTCGCTCCGGTGCGGTCGGCCGACATGAACCGCACGCCTGACATTCGCTCGCGCGCGATCCTTCCGAGGTGGGCGTGCCGCCTACGGATCGAGTTCGTGCAACCGCTGATGAAGATCAACGCGGTCCTGCGCCTGCTCGCCGCGGCGGGGTTGTTCATCGGCGTCGGCGACTGGCGCAAAGAAAAAGGTTCGGGCACGTTCGGCGGATTCCGACTCGTCGAGGAGGACGATCCCGAGTTCCTCGACATTGTTGCGGGCGGCGGCCGTGCGGCGCAGCTCGAAGCATTGCTGTCGCCCGAGCCATACGACGAGGAGACGGCCTCGCTGCTCGCGTGGTTCGATGAGGAGATCGCGCGACGCCAGGGTAAAGGGGTGGCCTAATGCAACGGCTGACCGAGGCGCACGTTTCGTATCTGGTCACACTCGAACGTCAAGGACGAACGACCGCGGAGGACGTGCTCGCCGACGCGAAGCGCCCCGACAGCCCTCTGCACGATCTCTACGATTGGGACATCACCGCGGCGGCGCAAGCGCACTGGTTGGATCGCACGCGCGCGATCATCCGGCTCGTGAAGGTCGTCGTCCACACCGAGCACCAAACGATCCGGCTCCCGCGGTACATCCGCGATCCGGCGCTGCCGCCGCAGGAACAAGGATATGCGTCGGTCGAGGCGCTGCGCCTGGAATCCGCACTCGCGCATCGCGCGCTGGTGACGGAGCTGGAACGAGTGACCTCATCGCTGCGCCGAGCGCGTCACATCGCGCTCGGCCTCGGCCTCGAAGACGACGTGGATGATCTCCTCGCGCGCGTCTCGGGCCTGCGGGAAATTTGGACCGAGCGCAGCGCGCCGCCGCCAGATGCCGATGCGGCGGCGTCGCCTGCGGCGTGACCCTGAAAGGACGAGGTTTGGTACGGCACGGAGCGTAACGGCTAGACCGGGCCGGGCGCGGCGGGGCGGGCGCGGCGAGGCGGGGCGCTCCTGGTAACGACCGGAGAGGTTCGGCGCGGCTTGGCGTGGTTACGCGCGGCGGGCGGGGCGAGGTTGGGCACGGCAAGCAAAGGTTCGACACGGCCCGGTTCGGCGCGGCGGGCAACGCACGCATAGGCGGGGTCTGGTTGGGCGCGGTTGCGCTGAAGCAACGCGCGGCCGGGCGCGGCGGGCAAGGTCAGGTTGATCGAGGTGAGACGCGGGAAGGTTGGGTCTGTCGCGGCGGGCGAGGCGCGGTTTGTTTTGGTTGGGCGAGGTTGCGCTCGGCAACGACTGGTGAGCCAGGGCAAGGTTGGGCGCGGCCGCGGCGGGCCGGGCAAGGGAAGGCGGCGAAACACACGCAGAGGTTTGGCGCGGCGCGGAGCGGCGGGTTAGGCGCGGTTGGGTTGCGCTTGTCTAGGTTGGGTTTGGTCGCGGAGTTGGAACGGAGTGACACGGCGGGCAACGCATGGCGGGGTTCGGCCGGGTGCGGCGCGACTGGACAACGCTCGGCAGGCCACGCGAGGTTGGGCGCTGCGGGGTGAGTCGGGGTGGGGTGTCGTCTGGTGAGGATGGGTCAGGCGGGTATGGCATTCACGTTTCGACCAGCGACGCGCGAGAACGTACCGCTGCTCGTCGGCCTCTCAGGAGGAACGGGCAGCGGGAAAACCTTCACCGCGTTCCGCCTGGCAAAAGGGATCGCAGGCGAGCGGCCCTTCGCGGTGATCGATACAGAGGCGTCGCGCGCGAAGCACTACGCGGATCTGTTTCGCTTTGATCACGGCGACCTGGCGCCGCCGTTCTCGCCCGAGCGGTACGCCGAGGCGATCGCCGCCGCCGACGCGGCGCACTACGACGTGATCGTCGTCGATTCGATGTCGCACGAATGGTCTGGTGAAAATGGAGTTTTAGATTTTCAGGAGGCCGAACTCGATCGGATGGCGGGCGACGACTGGAAGAAGCGCGAGGCGTGCCGGATGGCGAGTTGGATCCGTCCGAAGATCGCGCACAAGCAAATGGTGCAGCGGCTCCTCCAAATTCGCGCGCACCTGATCCTCTGCTTCCGCGCGGAGCCGAAGATCGAGATGGTGCGCGAGAACGGCAAGACCGTGATCGTGGAAAAAAAATCGCTCGTCGGGTTGCATGGCTGGATCCCGGTCACGGAAAAAAACCTCCCGTTCGAGCTGACCGCGAGCTTCCTGCTGATGGCCGAGCACCCAGGCGTACCGCTGCCGATCAAATTGCAGGAGCAGCACCGCGCGATGTTTCCGCTCGACAGGGCGATCACCGAGTGGGCCGGTGAGCAGCTCGCCGGATGGGCGCGCGGCGGTGCGCCTTCCGCAGCTCGGGATCTACCGGCGAAGGATCTACCGGCGAAGGAGCCGACGAAGGACGACCACGACGCCGCGGCCGACTGGCTCACGAAGATCGCCGAGGCGAGCACGCCCGAGGAGATCGAGCGGATCGGCCGCGAGCTGCGCGCGGTCAAGACGCTATCGGCGGGCAGCGTGCGAACGCTGCGCGAGGCGTGGGCCGCTCGGCGGCGCGCCCTGGCGCCCGCAGCGCAGCAAACCCCGGCGACGTAAAGGAGGTGGATCGATGACGAAGCGGAAGACGGCGATCGATCGAGCAGTCGAGCAGATCGACAAAGACATCGCGACGGCCGAGGCGCAGCTCGAAGTCCTGCGGGCCGCGCGTGTGCGGATCGACTCTCAGCGCGTGAACACGACGACGGTGAAGGCGGCGGAAGGCCACCCCGAGGGCGTCTGATGACCGGCGAGGGCGCGCGCTGTTTGTTCTGCGGCGGCGATCTCAGCGAGCCGGAGCACTGGCGGCACTGCGACGGGCGCCAGGGCGAGATCGAGGCCGAGGATCTGCCGCTGCTGATCTCGGGCCTCACGGACGCCACGTATGCGACCTCCGCGGCGGCGGCGGTGAGCGTGATCGACTCGAAGGACACGCAGCGCGAACTCGTGCGACTGACGATCCGCGCAGGCGGGCGGCTCGGGCACTCTGACGATGAAGTGCAAGTGATCACCGGCCTCGATGGCAGCTCGGAGCGGCCGCGGCGATGGGAGTTGTGGAAACAAGGACGGATCCGCGTGTTGCACGACGCCGAGGGCCGCGAGGTGAAGCGGCTCACGCGCACGCAGCGGCGCGCGGTCGTATGGGTTTGCTCGGACGAGGCCGCCAGCGAGCGGTGAAGGATCTGGTTCAGTGAACGAGAAGTTGATCGCCGAATGGTTCTGGACCGATCGCTGGACGGGTTCGTCGGCCTTCCTGCTGCCGCTCGAAGCGCGCGGTCTGTATCGCGAGATGTTGACGCAGGCGTGGCGCCGCGGCGCCCGGCTCCCGACCGAGCCGGAGACGATCAAGCGCGCGATCGCGGCGACCGAGGCCGAGTGGGCGCGCGCCTGGCCGCTGGTCGCGCCGTACTGGCGGCAGACCGCCGAGGGCCTGCTCGTCAACGACACGCAGATCGAGATTTACGCGGACGCGCAGGCGCGCGTGGTGACGAACAAAGCGCGGGCGGTGCACGCCGCGCAGACGAGGTGGGGGGGCAAGGGTAATGGTCGCGGTTGAATGCTTGGCGCAGTGCTCGGGCATCTCCTCGGGCAGTGCTCGGCGCAGTGCTCGGGCACATGCTCGGGCTATGCCCTCCGTCTCCGTCTCCGTCTCCGTCTCCGTCTCCGTCTCCGTCTCCGTCTCTACACCCATGTTCGCGGCGATCGCCTTTGTACAACCAATTAGAACCTCGCGAATTTTTTCAAAATCCGCGAATTGCCCACAATGATGGCCCACCCCTTCAAAGCGGACGACAACCGGGGCCGCCTCCTCGCGCGCTTGATCCGCGAGATCCTCGCGACGGCCGAGGCGGCCGAGTTCGAACAGCTCGCCGATCTGGTGGAGGCGCTGAAGCTGAAGTGCGCCCGCCACCACATCGGGTGGACCCACGACGACATCTCCGCGGCGCTGCGGATGGTGGCCTCGAACGTGGCGCTGCCTGGCGCGCGCGTCCTGGCGGCCCGGCGCGAGCGCCTCGAACGCGATCGGCCCGACGGGCGTCCGATCAGCCGGGCCGAGGCGTCGGCCATCCTGCTGCGGCTCGGGGTGCGCCTGTGAGGGCGTGGGCGCGCGTCGCTGTCGCCACGCTCTGCGGCGGATGCAACCGCCAGCTCGCGAAGGGCGATCCGATCCTCGTGATCGACTTTGAGTTTCGCGCCGACTACACCACGTCACCGCCGAAGGCCCGGCGAGCGGTGCGGCGCATCCGCTGCGATCGCTGCGAAGGCCCGGCGCCCCCCGATCTGCCCGCCTTCGTGGAGCAGAGCAACGCGATCACGCCGACACCGATGACGCGGTTTCATCCGGTGCTGCCGCTCGGAACGCCGCTGGCGGATTGGCGCGCGCGGGCGAGCGGCGAGCGCGAGCCAGGTGAGGACGATGACTAGCGAAGCGCGCCCGCGGCAGCATCGGATCGTGAATCCCGAGCACGCCATCGCGTGCTTACGGCGGCTCGTGGCCGCGTGGGAGCGCGGCTGTCTCCTGCACCCACAGGTGGCGGCCGACAAGCGGGCGGAGTTTCTCGGCGCGCTGCGCGAGGCGGAGCGCCTCCTCGACCAACGCGCGAGCGAGGGCACAGCACATGCCGATGTTTGAAGTCACCCACCGTCTCACCGTCACCGCCGATACGCCCGAGGCCGCGGCGCTCGAAGCGGATCGCCTGCTCGCGCTGCCGATGCGCGAGTTCTCCGTCACCGGCCCGCGGACGCCGACGGTCTTCGTGCGCGTCGAGCGCGGGAAGGCGACGAGGATCGCATGACCGATCTCCAAACCCTCACCGCGCTGTTCGCCCGCGCACACATCGCCTGTGTGATTGCCGAAACGCGAGAGAACTCCTACGCGAGCGGCAACGGCCTGCCGCTGCCCGCAGGCATGACGATCACGGCGGCCCGCGTGACGGAGACGACGCGGCAGAGTTTCGGGCACCTCGGGTTCTTCGCCGAGCTGTACTTCGATCACGAGGGCGCGCTCGTCGGGATCGGGGCCTGGGAGTGACGAAGATCATCAACGTCAGCGCGTTCCACAAACCGCTCGCCGACGCGGGCCTCGTGCCGCCGAACTGCCGTCTATTGGGAATCTCGATCGGTGCGAACGACGACGCCTTCATCGTGCGGTATGAGGTGATGTTCACGCCGGAACAGACGATGGCGCTCGGCCTCGTGCTGCAACAGGTCGCCGTGAAAGTGGTCGAGGATGCCATCGCGGAGGATCCGCGGTGACGCGCGCGATCGATCCAGTGGTGGCGACCGAGTGTCGGCGGCTCCTCGCCGCGGCGATGCGGCGGCTCGCCTCCCTCGAACATCCGAGCGGCTACCGCGCGACGCACGAGGGCGAGATCCTGCTCCGCGAGGCGCTGCTCCGCATCCGCCAGGCCCTCGCGCAGCTCACGGATGGAGCGAGATCGTGAACCGGCGCGACGCACTCGCCGCTCTCGTGTCGCTGCCCGCGTTGACACGGATCACGTCGGGGCCGGTCGCGCCGACCGACGTGATCGTGGCCGAGTACGCGCGCCCGCTGTCGCTCCGACAGAAGGAAGCGATTCGGGTGACGTTGCAGGACGTGTGGCCCGGTCGACGGATCGTGATCTGCGACGCCGACATCCGCATCAAGGTCGTGGCCGGATGACGCTCGCCTTCACCGTCTACGGCGTGCCGATGACCAAAGGGAACCATCGCGCGCTGCTTCTGAAAGGGATGCAGTTTCCGATCATCACGGAGAGCAACCGCAATGTCGCGAGCTGGCAGCAGCTCGTGCGCGCGGGCGCGAGCCAGGCGATCAACGCGCGGCCCGAGGGCGATCGCGCGCTCCTCGCGGCGGGCGTGCGCCTCACGATCGCCTTCTACCTGCCGCGGCCGAAAAAGTTCTCGAAGCGCGGCGCCTTCGCGCACCACCTGACGAAACCGGATGTTGATCGGCTGTGCCGCGCGATCCTCGATGCGCTGACCGCTGTGGCCTACAGCGACGACAAGCAAGTCACCGAGATCATCGCGGGCAAGTACTACGCAGCGATCGACGCTCCGGCGCGCGTCGATATCGCCGTCGAACCCGCGCCGCCGTGCCCGGTCGGCGTCCTGGCGCCCGACCTTCCCTTATTCGAGGTGAGCGTATGAGTTTTGAACCGCCGAACGGGATCTCGAACTTCGTCAACGTCCTGCGCCGCGCCGACCACGACGACGCGATCGGCCTGCTGCGCCTGGCCTTTGACAACGCCGCCGCCGAGGCGATCTCGGACGACTTCCGCCTGCGGTGCGCCGCTCCGGCGCTGCTCGAAGCGTGTAAGCTCGCGCTGCCCGTCTTCGAGGCGCACGGCCTCGACACCGCGGCCCTCATGGCGGCCGTCGAGAAGGTCGAGCGGATCGGCCTCGGGCGCCCGGTGCTCGTGCGCGGCGGCAAGGATCTCCCGGTTGCCTGACAGCTATCGCGACGGGATCGGCGTCTGGCGCTGCCTTGAATGTTTGCGCGTTCAACCCTGCGACTGCGCGTACCACGCGGGCCGCCTTTTCACCACGAGGAAAACCACGATGCGAATGTTCGATCAGGATCATGTCGGCTGTTACCTCGACGCCATCGACCATCGCGTCGAAAAGACCAAGGACGGAAAAGAGATCCGCATGGTCGATCTCACGCTCCGCGTGCAACCGCTGACGGTGGAGCTGGCGCAGGCGCTCGACGGCGATGTGCGCGCGCTCCTGTTCAATCTCGGCGACGCGCTCCCGAAGGACAAGATCAAGGCGATCGCCTTCGCGCTCACCGTGCCGCGCCAGGCCGTAAGCGTCCGCCTGCTGCCCGAGGCCGACGACGGCGCGCTGCTCCTGCCCGACGCCGAGATCAGCGGCGTGCGCGCGCGTGTCGAAAAAGGCGTCGACGGGTACGCGCTGGTCTTCTACGTGAGCGTCGGCCCGATCGGCGCGCGCGATCTCGAATATCTCGTCGGGTGGCACACACTCCAACGCTTCGTGACCTTCCACCCGCAGGAACCGGCGCTCGACTTCTCCGCGGCGCCCGAGGGCGAGCCGCTGCCCCCTGCGACGAACCGGCGCGGCCCGCGGCGGATGGCGGCGCCAGAGACGACGACGGCGGCGCACTGATGCTGCGGCACTTCTGCGATCGCTGCGGCGCCGATGTCACTGACGCGAAATCGTCGGCGGTGTCGGTCGTCGGCGACGCCGACATTCACGGCAACGGCGCCGTCACGCTCACGGCCGATCTCTGCGCGCGCTGCCACGACAGTCTCGACGCCTGGCTCGCGCCGAGCGGCTATGCACTCAAACATGCGACCACCGCACCCCGCGAAGGAGGATCTGATGCCCACGTACCGATTCCTGATCACCGACCAGACGCCGCTCCTGCAAGCGTGCACGTACCAACCGAGCGATCGCGCGCCAGGGCGCACGATCTGCGTCAGCGAAAACGGCCTCGCGCTCGTCGTTGAACCGGGCGGCCTGATTCGCGATCTGCGGCCCGGCGAGGAGGCCGACTCCCCGTGGTGCTGGGCGGATGTCTGCGGCGACCTCCTCGTCTACCGGCCCGATCCGCCGACGATCGTCGCCTTCCGCATGGTGACGCCATCATGAACGCGGGATCGCTCGTGCTCCTCGGGAGTGGCTACCACGAGGGCAGCGCGGGCGCGCTCGGCCCGCAGCGCCCCACGATCATGCGCCCGCCGTTGCCGCCGTTTCCCGAGCCGGTCGACTATCGGACCTCGCTGCCGTTCGCGCTCCCGAGCGGCCGCGCGCTCGACCTCTACCGCGGGCAGTTCTGCGGCCTGCGGATCAAGGGCGCGCCCACGGTGCCGGGCAGCAACGGCGCGAACCCCGAGTGCATCATGAGCTGCTTACTCGACAACTATCCGGCGCCGATTCAGGAGGAGTTCCTCGGCCGATACGCTGAGGATGGCTACACGCACCTTCAACGCTCCCTCGGCCACGCGCTCGGGTACGGCCACTCGATCGAGTCCTTCATCGCGCTCACACAGAAGGCGCAGCGCGAGTTCGGCCTGTATAGCGACGTGTGGTTCATCGCGAACGAGTTCCCAGGATTTCAGCACGACGCCGATGCGTCGTACTGGGGGCCGATCCTCGATCCCTACATCGATCGCTTGCTCGACGCGGGCGCGATCAACTGCGCGTGTCCGAGCTGGCAGATGGATCAGGTGATGGGCGGCGCGCCAGGCAACCCCACGATCAGCGTGATCGCCCACGTCGCGAAGCGGCTCCCGCCCTCGATCCCGATCTACAGCCATTGGATGAACGAGGCGCTCGCGTGGTGGCGGAAGGTCGGCGAGAACGCGGACGGCTCCGACATCGGCGAGGTGTGGAGCGACGAATATCAAACGATCGAGGTGCACGATCGTTTTTCGTGGTGGTACGCGATGCGGTACTACCTCTCGGGCGGGCACCATCAGGGCAACACGCGGATGTTGACGAAGGAGTACCAAGACAGGCTGTGCGACACCTTGGACTACTTCGGCGACGAGAACGGCCGGTGCACGGGTAAGGGCGACATGGGACAGTCGATTCGCAGCGGCGAGCCGCGGCCCTTCGCCCTCACGGTCTTCGAGTGCAGCGCGCAGGATCAGTTCGACGACACGCCCACCAACGAGTACGCGATCTCGGAGGACGAGGGCGACCTGCGCGGCTATCTGCTGATGTGCACCACCTCGCCGTGGGGCCACATGCGCGGGTACGGCAACGGCGCGCGGATGCCCGACGGAGCGCCGTGCTGATGGCGAGCAGGCCCACGCGCCAGCGGATCCGCGGCGAGCGCCTCGCGCGCAAGTGCGAGACGCTGAAGGTGGGCCACGCCTCCCGCGAGGCGGCGCTCGACGCGGCGGAAGCACAGATGCGCGAGGGCCGCGTGGATCCGGGGTGCCATGTGATGCCCTACGCCTGTGCGCGCTGCGGCGAGTGGCATCTCCGCAACGAACGGATCGTCTTCTCCGAGCCTCCGGCGAATCTCGCGCGGCACGACTTCCGGCGCTGGAAAGGCGAGGCCCGGTGAGCTGGTGCCGAACGCACCCAAGCGGCCCTGTCCGCGCTGCGGCCGCCTCGTGCTCGGCGGCGGCCGCTGCTCCCGCCACCCGCGGCCCTCGGCGCGCGAGCGTGGGTATACGCCTGCGTGGGCGCCCTACGCGCGCGCCTGGCTCGCGCGGTTCCCCTACTGCGGCCAGCGCCAGGACGGTCGCTTCCATCCTGATCAGAGCTGGTGCGCGCGCCGCGGCCAGCGGAACAAAGCGCGCGTCGTCGATCACATCCGATCGCTCGGCTCGGGCGGCGCGCTGCTCGATCCGGCGAACCTCCAATCGCTCTGCTACTCGTGCAACAACGCGAAGCGGTAGCCGACGCCACCGCGGGGCCGGGGGGCGGGCAAAATCGCTGCCAATCGCGAGCCGTTCTTAC